TCTTTCTATCTCTTCTTTTTCTAATGACAAGTTATCATATACGTCTATAAAATGAAAGCTAGTGTCTTCGTCTTCTTCTTGTCGTTTATATATATCTTGTGATATGTAGTTGCTGGTTGCGTCTTCAACAATAAAACTCATAATCATTTTGCCAGACTTTCTTAATAGTCTAGCTAGAATTTCATCATGCATGTTCTGTGGAGGACACTCATCAAACCAACAGAAATCAATACCAGAAGCTTGTAGGTTCTGTGTTTTCATTTCAGCAGATTTGAATTCAAGTAATGTACCATCCCAAAATCTAACAAAGTCAATACATCTGTTTTTACCCCAGGCTACTTTGCCGCCACGTTTTTCTATGGATTCTATAGAGGGCAATAGCCCGATGTCATTTGGAGTATCTGTTGAGAATAAGTGCACCTGACTTGAAGTTCTCTGTATATCAAAGGACGGACTAAATGCCCAGATTATTCTATCTCCATATTTTGGTTTTTTAATCTCATGATTTGGATGCCACCCAATTATATTATACGCAGTAGCAGCCGCAGAACAGTATGACTTGCCAGAACTATTGTTACCATGCACATACACACTAAAGTTATTATCATCCACAATAGACTTTTGTGCAGGATACGGCTTAAAGAAAAACAAATTGCCATACCAATATTGTAATTCTGCTTTGACTTTCTTATCAAAATTTTCAAATTCTTCTGGAGTCATGTTGTGTATCTTGTGCCACAACGCTAACATTTTTTTATCCTTAAACCACCAGTCTCTCATAATATTCCAACTAGGCAGGTTGTATTGGCGGTGCTCAGTCTCCTGTGCTTTGCCACAACCTACTTAGTATTTATTGCGTCCCATGCTTGTTCATGTACCCAGATACAAGTCTTATAAGCTTGTTTCTGTTTTGCTAAACAACGCATATCTTCAGGGGTTAGGCATGTAGTCTCAATATTACAGGACTCTACAGGCGGACACTCAGGTGTTGCATATAGAACTGTATCTTCAGTTGCTGTCCAAAATGAACAACTACTAAGACTTATTGAGATAATCACGATGATTGCTAATTTTTTCATCTGCTTTTTCTAATGCCTCTCTTTCTATTTCTCTTGTACGTAATTTATAATTTAATTCTTTTATCTTATTCTTTTGTTGTATATCTTTTTGATACTTAAATTTATTAAATATCTTACCAGATAATCCGAATACTGTCTTAAGTATAGTTAACCAACCTATCATTTTCTTTTTCTTTGTTTCCTTTTACTTGCAGGGAAAGCATTTTTTACTGTAGTATAACCTGCATACTCAATTCCTCTTATTTTTTGGAAAGTATCTTTAATCTTTTGTAGTCCTTTTTGGAAAGGAGACTTCTTATTAGGGTCATAATTTGGTTTTACCTTAGCCTTACCTGGTTTTTTATATGGTCTGTTTACTGGCATTACGCTTTATTCCCTGTTTTCTTTTTTCCTTTTGCTAATCTTCGGTTTGGTCCTTGACTTCGGTTGAACATTGGTTTCTTCTTCTTTGTTTTGTTTTTCTTTGGCGGTCTGCCTTTCGTTGACCCGTATGTTCCTGTTCCCATCGGCATGTTGTTCTTCTCCTTTTGTATTCGGTATGATATTATTTTGTTCTACCCACTTAGGCATGTATCGCCCTTCCTTCATTGTTTCTAATACAGATACAGTATCATCGTATCCTTCTAACTTAGTTGATTTTTTCGCCATATTCTTCCCACGCCTCGTCTTGTAATGACTCAATAGCTTGTGTTACCTGTGTTTGTACCTTATCTGCCGCACTATGTGTAAGACTTGCACGTAGTTGGTCTTTTAATACAGCAAGTTTTAGTTTATAGTACTGGATAACTAGCCTATCGTCCTCGTTTGCGTTAGCTTTTTTGATTTTAGCATCTAAATCTTGTAATGCAGTCTCATATCTATGGAATATAGTCTTACTAAACTCATCATCGGCAAAACCCTGCACTGTATCTTCTACTTTCGACATAAATATCTTATATGTCTCTTCGTTCTTTATATTATCTAGGATATTCTTTACTGTCTTGTGGTCTATATTTAAGTCACGACCTGTCGCTCGTAAAATCCAGCCATTTGAGTAGCAACATTCTAGGAAACGCCACATCTTTTTGTTATAATCAACTTCGTCTGTAAATAATTGGTTAAGTTTGTTTATCATATCTCCCCCTTTGTCTCAAAGTAGGTAGTACTTATTTGTCTTCCGGACTCTCTGTTTCGTCTTTCTCGGAATTTCCCCATAAATTTAACAGCACACCAGCGATAATCTTCTGGAGGTACAGTATTCTCAAGAATGTGTACGCATGTATCGTGTAATACATCTTCGCAATCCATTTTAGATAACCCATACTTAGCTCCATTTATCATACAATACCTGTTTAATGCTATATAATCTGGTTCTGTCATGTTGTTAGCCGTATACTTGTATAAATAGCCCAGAAACGCAAAAGTCAAGTATTATTATTTACTACTATAAACATTATATAACAAGGTTTTTAGAATAGCAAATAAGAAATTACTTGTTCCGGTTTTAACTCGTGTGGGGACTAGTTCCGGCAACCTGTAACATACCGTAATTATTAGATATTTGTTGGGGGAAAAGAATAAGTGTATATATTGAGGAGACTTGGGAATGTAGTCCATGTACTTTTATAAGGGGTATGGGGCATTCTGGCAACCACGGGGGGCTAAAAAACACTTGACACGCCCATATCTGTATAAATAAAAGTTTTTACGCTCCACTACTGACAGTAAATAAATATATAATCTTGATTTGGTCGGTACTGTACCGACAGATTAAAACTCATTTTGATATGATTTTTTCTAGTAATTTATTAGCTATTGATTAACCAGCTCAATGTACGATAATTACTACATGGAGTCGGTAAGGGAGTTTGCAAAATGCAAAACAAAATAAAAAACTTTAAGACTACAGCTAAGGAAATCAACGCCATTAAGTTGGTATTGAAATCTACTGATAGCTTAACTAAAAAGTATGACAAGTTAGGCGTTACAATCGGTACTAATAAATCTAAATTAGCTAAGCTAGTCTTTAAGTTAAATATTAGATACATGACTGTTACTAATTCTAAAACTTGGGTTTATCAATTTAATAGAAGACCTGAGAATTGGGATGAAGTAACTTCTAACTTTGCCGATAAATTAATTGCTGGATTAAATGCAGTTGACAGCAAAGATTTTTTACATAAGGCTGGAGCGTTGGCAATGAAGTTTGTTGATGTTAAAGACGGCGTAGAAATTTATGATGTCGATAAATTACCAGCTAAGAAGCAGACGTGGAAAAATCTAGGCGTTGACCAAAAAGTTTTGGAAGACCAAATAGGTTCTACGAAGTTCAATAAACTTCTAGCGTCTTCTACTACGAAAGATAAAACGAATAAAAAGATAGCTAAAGAAGTTATCAAAATTCAAGATTTATCAATCGTAGAACTAACGAACCAGATTATTATTAAAACTAATAAAATGGGTTCGATTCAATGGGAGCAGTTAGGCGATAATTCCCAACCAACAAAAAAGGAATTAATCAATCTATTAACTGCAACTGAAAACCTAGTTCTTAAAATTAGAGATACTAGGAATACTAAGATAGCTAAAATTAGCTAAACGCTCACTGCTAGGGATACTAGATGAGCATACACCGACTCCATTAGGGCTTAGGACTTGTTCTTAAGCCCTTTTTTTTGGCTTAAAATTTCCTTGAAATAATCAGAAGTGTAAGACTGGTCGGTACTGTACCGACAAGAATATAGATATGAGTGTATATAATAGTAGTAATAACTATTATTTGATGGCGTACAAATACAAACGTAGATACAAGTGTATGAGTGTATGAGTGTACTTATATGTACTTGACTATAAGTGTGAGTGTGGTAAAGTATATACATATAATTAGTTACTAGTACTTACTACTAGTAGCTACTAGTTATTAGTAATTATATTATTAGTAAGTTAATACTAGTAAGTAGTTACTAGTAGCCCCACCAGTCGGTACTATACCGACCAATACAATACAATCTAACAAGGAGGTGTTCTTATGAGTAATAAGTTTGTTGCTGATATGATTGGGTATGTCCAGTACATGATAGAGCAGGATGATATAACTGCGTGTGCGTACATAGTAGACACACTTAATCACGACATAACAGGTAATCATAAAACAGAGTTAGGTATGGAAGGGTATGAACCAGGTGTGTTTCAACCTAGAAGTACTGGCTATGCTAAGCATATGCCTGACCACGTAAAGAGTGCGATGAGTACAATAGATAACGAGGAGGAGTAACATGGGTAGAAGTATGTCCAAATATGTAGAGATGTTGGCTCATGCTCAGTGGAACATGGATGGCAGAGATTTTAACAAGTACTGTCTTAACAGATGGCGTAGAACTTCCATGCCAGGATGTGAATTTGACAGCTATCATGCTGAAAAGTTTCCCAAGTTCCAGAAAGATATCATAGGTTATCTCACAAGTCTCAGTGGCGAGGCTTACCGAGAGACATTACTAGGTATCTTAGAGTGGTATGTCCAACACCAAGACAGTATCAATTCACGAGTACGTAACGTAACTAATGCTGATGGCAAGGCAAAGGAGGTATAAGATGGGATACTTTAGTGACCTCAGTATCAAAGCTGAGGAAGACGAGTCCAAACGTAGGGTAGGACACTGGTGTCGTGAAGTCTACGATGAACTGAGTAGGAATCGTATGACCAAGGACGAGTACCTTAATCATCCTAGATGGGTAGCTACTATGCGTACCTGTTTAAGTAATCATCCCCCTCAACATGCAGTGCATATCTTTATCAAAGATGTATTGATGTCAGATACACAGCTAGAGGAGCGAGGATACAAACCAGAATATAGAACATAAGGAGGTGTAGTATGAGACAGTTTCAAGTAGTGCATATCAAGCACGATGTCGTAACTATACAGGCTAAGAGTACGTACGAGGCTGCGAAAATATATGCAGACATGTACGAGCTTAAGAGTACAGCAGGTATAGATGTCCATCTGATACCAGAAGTAGATGATGACGTGTTCGGTTTTGCTAAGGCTATCAATACAGATGTCCTTGACAAGATGTCAACCGAAGACCTAAAGAAACTAGAAGAAATATTAGAGGAGGTGTAGTATGCCAGACTATATAGTAGAAGGTCGCATGTGGGTGACCATGAAAATCTCGGCTGAATCAGAGCAAGAGGCTAGAGAAATATACGAACGCTGTGACTATGAGAACTGCATAGATGCAGAAGACTTTTCATACATAGACATTGACTCAGTAACAGAAGAGTAAGTCTATTGACTGAACAAACCATTAGATTATAATTATTACAATACTAAAAGGAGGTGACACCAATGAAAAAGTATACCCCATTAGACTATATCGATAGGGATATATACACTCAAGTGTGTGCATGGGTAGGTACAGCATGTAAGTTAGCTGACACACCTATGGCTGAGGCAGACTTTGAGACGTTCATGGAGGAAGAGCTAGACTTTCGTGTCAAATATATTGATGAGTATAGGACGCATGACGATAGCAATCCAGACCGTGTTGATTTACTGTTTGCATTACATGAAGATGATGTAAACCGAATGGTAACCGACAGGTTCACTACGTTTAATGGCGAAGTAAAATGGTATGAAGACTATGTAGTAAACAGTAAGTCTGTTATACCTAAGAGTCGTGTACTACCCAACGTAACGTGGTAGTATTACATGTGTGGTGGTAATGGTTGAGTACAGTACTACCCTAACTCCTAGCAAAACAAACGCATACCAAGCTAGAGCCACATAAATTACTAAAGCTGAGAGGGGTAACCATTTCTCCGTGATACTTGACTGCTCTCCAGTCCTAGGGATGAGTGAAATAGTTTACATGTGCATATGTAGCCAGTTGGGTATCACCAGCTACACAAATCTAACAAGGAGGTAAATGTTATGGGTAATCTTAAACAGATAGGTGGTTGGAAGACCAACGTCTATACCGATGATAATGGGTATAAGTGTGTGAAGTATCACGACACAGATGTAGTCAAGTTCAATGCTGACTATATAATACTCAATCATAACGGCTGGGTAACAGATACTACTAAGAAACGTATGAACCAGGCGAGTGACGAGTATGACTTAGGCTTTCGAGTATCACAACGTAAAGGTCAATGGTACGTAGATTATGCAGGGTTCACACATGAGTGGGAAAGTGCACATGTCAATGCAGTACGAGCTAAGACAGGTAACACCATTACATTCATACGAGATGAGGACGGAGCTAGGTTAGTAGGTGACATACCTACTGATACCGGTATCAACGAACACGCTCGTATGGATGGAGTCAACCAAGAGTACAACGACTACCGACTCGGTAATGACGAGTACTAATTGACACTAAAAAGAATACAGGGTATATTCTTTATGGGTATACCCTTACAAGGAGGACATATGACAGATAAAAATACACATAAACATTTTGTCTTAGATATTTATATCAAGGCAATCCATGTTGATGATGACGATGTTGTAATAGATAGTTCGTATTTGAAACACGATGACTTACCTAGTACAGTCGTTAATCAGATACGCCAGGTTGTAATAGACCAACAAAAAAAGAAGGAGGAGTAACATGGCAAAGTATTTAGTACAATTAAGTGATACTAAAAACTATGAGACATACGTAGAGGCGGATAGTTTCTCGGATGCTTGTAGTTTTGCTGAGCAAATTGATTGGGACTACCTTATTGAGAAGGGACACGACCAAGAGGTAGATGCTCAAGGCTTACAAGTAGAAGAAGTCGAAGAGCCTGATGAGGCTTTACTTGACGAGGAGGAGTAGCATGTCGGTAGATGGACACGAAGAAATGTTAGAGCAAGTATGGGAAGAGGCTAACGAACAGCTACCTAATGGTACTGAGAAGGAAGTATTAGAGTTAGTTGCCAAACTTATCGACCAACGAGGTGAGTATGGTGACTACCTCTATAGCATATACAAGAAGGATAAAGGAGGTGACTAATGCTTGAGTATACAAGTACAGTAGTATTAAAATTTACAGGTAATGATGGTATCTTCAAATCAAAAGAAGAATATATTAAATGGGTTAAGGAAAGTTTCCTTGAAGACTATGGTATATTCCTAGAGACCAGTGAGATACATGATATAGAGGAACACTTACCGCCTGAGTATAATGACCTGGCCTGGGAGGAAAGTGATGGCATCGTTTAACGGAAATCATTTGAAGTTGTTGGCTAAGATGGAGGCACTAGGTATGTCTATGGGTAACGAGTCTACCTTTGCTAGTATGACAATGCACAGTGCAATGAGTCATTTAATTACTCTACTAGAAAATGAGAAATGTATAACCGACACTTGGTATATACATGGTAGGTTTGATTGGCACAGGTACAATAAGTTAGTACATAAAGAAAGACGTAAGCTGGAGGCAACAGATGGGAAAAAATAAAACTAATGGGTTACCTAAAAGTTTATATGAAATGATTTACCTACCCCCACAGCATGGAAAAGCGTGGGATGTAAGTGATAATAATTTCTTTGAGCGTATGAAAAAAGACGGAGGCAAGAATGGGAAGACGACCAGCGGACAGTCGAAACAAAACAGAACTAAGTCCTGACATGGTAGAGTATGTGTTAGTATGTATTAATAATTATGCTGACCGTATGACATATGAAGAGTGGGTAAAGATGGCAGTGGGTATTATAGGTAGTCCTTATGATTTGAAAGTAGACTACACAGAATTCAAACAGAACCCACTTAAATTTTATTACCGAACAAAAGACTGGAGACCTATATTAAATAGAGAGCTGTCTAAGTTTGTTGAGGACTTTTAGTATGACATTGGGTGGTGTAATTTTTACTATAATTTTATTAATTTTTATATGGGGAGGTGAATAAGTATGGCGTACGATTCTAATTATGAAGAGACACAGGCACGTAGAGCAGAGCAAGAACAAGTTAAGCAAGAAGGCATAACTATATTAGCACTGATTAATTCTGCCGTGGCAATGCATCAACATGGATTAAACATTGATGATGTAAAACGTACAACACTAGAGCTACTGGAATTTAGAGACACTACTCTATTCGGTAATGACAGTGAGTAATTGGTCGGTACAGTACCGACAAGGAGACAACTATGGAAAGTGCATACTTAAATCTTATATCGTTTCTATTACAGAAAGATAAGAGGTTAGTGCTTGAACCAATAGTAAAACAAATTAAGTTTGATGTACCATTTGATTTAATTATTGATGAGATGTTTATGTCTAAGGTTGACCTTACTAAGGATGACTTACTATCCTTTGTTAAAGGTAAGCTAAACGCTAGTCAGTTTAATTATGTAAAAGGTATGTCAAACTCTGTGTCTACAGCAGTAGGGTATAGGTCTATCCAATACCTACAAAGTGTTACGCAGTTAGGACAGGTAGCTGATGTACTTAAGTCACGCTTACGTCCAGAGAAAAAACTACAGAAGATACATGGTGTTGCTGACACACGAGCTATTACTACACAGGCTGTAGCTAAACCTATTAGTGAGTTTGTATCAGACAGTACGCAAGATTTATTGTCGTTGTTTTATTATGGTATAAGTAAAGAAGAACTGGCTGTACTGTGTGCATTCAGTGGTCGAGGTAAGACTACTATATTGCTATCGTTAGTACGCCAAGCTATACAAGATGGGTTGAAGGTATTGTTTATATCAGTACAAGATTTCTCTGAGGGTATGCTAAAGGAACGTATAGGTAATGCCCAAGAGTTTCCAGATTTCTATGCTGTATGCTCGGCATCATTTGGTATACCAGAGTTAGAGGTTGAGATAGATTCATTGAGACCTGACGTGGTGTTCCTTGATTACTTGAGTGTTATCGATGCACCAAGTGGTAAAGAAAAAAGATTCCAATTAGAATATGTATCTGAGAATCTTAAACGAATCGCACAACAGAAGAAGATAGCTATCATTACAGCCCACCAACTAAACGCTGACGTATCCTTACCGAGTGAACGTGAGTTGCTTGAGGCTAAGGCTGGATTGTTAGCACATACTGATTTAGTATTAGGTATAGGTGGTGACATGTATGACACTGTGCGTAATGTAACTACTATTAAATCTAGGAGAGCAGCACCAGTTGATGTATTCAAAGTAGACATTGACTTCGCTAATCTTAAGACAACATTATATTAAGGAGGAATACATGGGAGAACCATTAGAGTATTCAGATATTATTAACACTTGTAACCTCAACCAGCGTGGAGCAATAGCTAAACACATGTTAGCATATGAAGTGTTACAAGTTCCTGGTTGGGACATAGCTTTTCCAGACAATCCTATATCACATATAGATGCCATTGTATTTAATCATGAGTATGTATATAAGTTTCAAGTCAAGCATGTAAACCCTTATTGGAGACCTAGCAGGAAATCAAGAAGGTATGCTGTACCTTTACGTAACCATGTAAAGTACAAGTATAGGAAAGACCAGACACTTAAGGACAGAAGTAAAGCGTACAAGTATTTCAATCACGGCATTGATTGTGTGTATGCGTATGATTCTACATCAGGTTGGATGACTACAGGTGGTATGTATGTGTGGAGTACTACACCACATAAAACTGACTTGTCTGTGTATACTGTGTCAATTGACCAACCAGCTAATCAATCAAAGAGACGTGTATATGTACCAGACTTACAAGGGTTTACTGTTACACGTAAGAAACACGAGATTAAAAAATACACACATACTTTATTGTTAGGGAGGTAAATATGGGTACTGTTATTGCTATGGCACGTTGTCCGTTTCATGACGATAGGACACCATCACTGGCTATATACGAAACATCTTATCATTGCTTTGGCTGTAAGAAGTCAGGCAAACTAGAGCCTTGGATGACTGAGTTAGTGCATGGTGTAGATGTAAGAGATAAGGGCAAGATACCTACTATCCAAGCCGACAAGTTTGGATACGATTATAACGACAAGATAGAAGAGTTTATAATTAGTAGAGGAGTGACGCTGAACATAGCACAAATTTATGGGATACAGAGTAATGGTAATACCATACTGTTACCCTGTTATGATACAGATAATGATTTGATTGGGTATCAGAAACGTAATGTAATAGGTAAGACTAAGAACAAGTATATAACTATACCGGTAAAGAGAGCAGGTGTTGATATGTATCCAGACTATTCTTATATATGGACAGGGTACGATGATGTACCAGAACCTCTATGTGATAACGAACAAGTAGTAATAGTAGAGTCGGTAATGGATGCCTTGTGTATTAATACCTTAGGGTATTCAGCTATAGCTTTACTAGGTACTGCAGTGCGTGGTGATATCGTACTAAGATTAGCTGGATGTACTACTAGATGTGTGGTATTATTTGACCCTGATGCTAACGTGGTTGCAGCCCACTTACAAGATAAGCTTAATGCATATGGTATCGGTGTAGCTATGATTAATACTAACAAGAAACCATATGACTTAGACCAACAGAAATTAAAAGAAACATTAGATAAAACATTTAGGGAGTTACAATGACATATTATATAGAGAAATGCACAAAGGAAATTATGACTGGGTTAGAGTTAGACAAGAGACCTGTTGAGGATACCCTGTCTACTAGATTATTAATACAACGTATATTACACAGGAACATAGACGAACTATTCAAGGTACTACTGGAGAAACGAGATGACATATACAGAGAGAAAGAAAAAACATCCGAACAAACCTGATAACTGTTTACGTTGCGGGTTGTTTGAGGATTGTAAGTCTTACAAGTTAGGATATAAAAAACTACAAGCAGGTAAAAAGAATATACTTGTTATCTTAGAGACACCATCTCAACTGTACGACACACGAGGTAAGATGAAAGGTAGCCATGTTTGGGATGCGTTACAAGAACTTTGCGGTAAATGGTTAACTGATTTTGCTGTGTATATTACACATGCTACACGTTGTAGACAAGCCGAGGGTAAGATAAAGGTTGCCGCTATCAGGCAATGCTTACCATTTTTACAGGCAGACATAGATAAGATTAAACCTGTTACTATCATTACCTTTGGTGATGCAGGTAAACAGGCATGTAAAGAGTTAGATATAGATTGTCACTCAGCTCCTGTAATTGTAGGTGGTGGTCAATCCAGTGTGGTCGAGACATTAAACAGGGTGTATCACGAACTACATAACATCCTTGAACCTATACCTTTGACTACAAATCTATCTCGTATTTTATTACAGGCTAATAAGACAAAAGAAATTAGCTTAGACTTTGAGTGGAATCCAGACACAGGTGTAGCTCACTCAGTAGGGTTAGCTGCAGGTAGTATAGCAGGTGGTTTTATCTTGGATGCTCACACTAACAAAGCTATTAAGAATTTA